TTTGGAATACCACCCATTACTTGGCTTAATTACAAAGTCACCTTCAAGTGCTACATCCAGGAGCCCGGAGTATTTTTGAATACCACCTTCGAACGAAACAGAGATAGGAATTTTTGATTTTTCTTTGACATAGCGAGATTTCTCCACATTAATAATAAAGTTATAACCAGTAATTTCAGTGCCATCTTTTTCTTGTTGGCGACCGAGAATGAAAATGTTGTCTGCTGAATAATATGAACCTGTACCACCACCAACAATATCTTTCGGAAACATACCAATTTCTTTGTAAGTGTGATTCACTACAACCATTGGAATATCTTTCAGTGTAAGGTGGGGAGTGACCATGCGAAACAAACTTTTAACTTGTTTCGCTCTGCTCATATCAGCAACAGACTTTTGGTCCAGTGCATCTTCAACTTCTTTCTTTGAAGCAAGATTACCAATCGAATCGACGATAATCATCACACGTTCACCCCGTTCAATTGTTTCCAATTGTTTCATGATATCAAACTTTAATTGTTCAATATCGGTAATGGGTGTGTGAAGGACTCGTTCAGTATTGATGCTGAATGTATTAAAGTAAGACTGAGGAGTACCAAACTCAGAGTCATAAAACAATAGAACAGAATCTTCATATTTCTCCATGTACGATTTAGCCATTAAAAGACTAAATGCTGATTTAAAATGTTTAGAAGGACCAGCCCACATAGTTAAACCTGGAGTAAGACCGCCATCCAGTCTACCGCTCAATGCTACATTTACCATAGGGATTCCCGTAGGAATCATATCTTTCTCATTAAAGAATTTCGATTTCGAAAGAATCGATGCATCTTTAATTGTAGAATTCTTTTTGATTTTATCCAATAAACTCATAATATTTCCTTAGAAAAAGCTATCTAATGAATTTGTTTTTTCTGCTGACCAACCGATACAATCTAGAATAATTTTGATTGGCTCAAGAAACGACTTCTCAAATTGTAAATCATAATCAACGTAATTGTCAAGACCAAACTCTGAAGGCAATCTATTGGGATACGAAATAACTGTATCATCAATAGGATTAGGCTTCTTTAGATATGTGAATTTTAATTTCTCACCTTCTTGAATAAGAGGATATTTTTTAGAAAGACCTTTCTTATTCAACATATGGTTATAAAGAAGCGCACCCTTTACATGAATCGGAGTTCCTTTAGTATATATGGACTGTCTGTCTGAATATTTGTCTAGACCATTGACTGAACGAGGAAAAGATATCTCTTCAGGAGGCAATTTATCGAATTCTTTTTTGAAGTTCTCAATAAATTTCTGAACAGAATCTTCGTTTGATGTTACTGTCAACTTAATTACTTCTTTCATCCTCTCACGAATAGCAGAGGGTGTAGAAGATTTAACCATCTCTAGACCCATGACTTTCATTTGAGGTTCTTTGTATTGAACGCCTTCATTATTATAAACATTCAGAATATAACGCTTCTTTGCAGTCCAGATACCTTTATCGGAAAGACCTTCACGTTTCATTTGCATTTTTTGAGCGTATGCATGAGCATAGTCAGCAAGTTCAGAGTAACTCTTATCAATAAACGGTTGAAATTTATCCTCACAGACACGATCCATGAAGGAGACAATTTTCTCAGTCTCTTTCTTTTCAGAAAAAACTTTGTTAACAAGTTCACCAAGGCGCAAATAAATCGAGTCTGTATCCGAAGCAATGACATAATCGACACCATCAGTTTTCAAAAGTGAGTTCATATATTGATTTAGTCGATTCTCAATCCAACGAATTGACAACTGCCCAGCCATTGTAACTGCAAGTGCTTGCCTCAAATCGAAGAAACGGAAATATTGTGAACCCATCGCACCATAAGCGGAGTTCAGAGAAACTTTTTTAGCAAGTTGCAGATTATCATAACGAGCAATACGCTTTTTGATTTCTACTTTCTTACCTGCATCTTTCTCATTTTCATATTCTTGTTTTGCTTGAAGCATCATCTTCTTAAACTTCTTGCGATCTTCATACATATCTTCAAGCATCTTTGGCAAGAAACCTTGTTTGTCTGTACGGAAGAATTGCCCATTGGGTGTCAAAGTAACACCACTCAAAGAATCTGTATTGATTTCTTTGTTCAGAAGTTTTTCAACAGTAACACCACGACTAATGATATCAAACATCTCCTGATCATAATCTTTAGGATCAATCAAAGTCTCTGGTGAGATGTTGTATTGCATCATCAAGTGTGGGTACAGACTATTCAAATCGAACGATGCAACCCAATTGTGCATACCGATTTGAGGTTCTTTAACATATGCACCTTCGAAACGTTCATCTTTTTCACTGATTTCTCTGGGTGGTACTACAATACCCTTTTCAATTAGGTTATTATAAATCAGAGCATCCCACATTCTTGTCTGAGCAAAAATGTCATCATAGTTCGATTTCGTATCATATGCGAGAGTCAGACCCAATTCGATAAGTTTTAGTTTATCTTCAAGTTTCTCAATTAGTTCAACGTCTTTAATATTATACTCGATGAATTTTTGATAGTTCAATCGATACAACTGGTGAAGATTATCATACTCATCATACGACAATTTACTTTCACCAAGTTCAACGTTTGCAATATTGTCCAAACGATAATTCTCCTGTGACTTACCACCAGGAGCGTACCATTTGTATAGTTCAATGTAATCGAGAGAACTCACACCTAGAATTTCATATGCTGTTAACTCTCGCCCTTTGATATTGGTATTTCTTTCGTTGACCATATTCCAAGGTGAAAGCTTCTTCATTTCATCTTCACCAAGAAGTTTAGTGAAGCGATTGATGAGATATGGAATATCGAAGAACTTTGTATTCCAGCCTGTGATTACATCAGGATAATCTTCTACCCAATCTTTGAGAAAGCTTTTACATAGGGTCCATTCATCAGCACATTTAATATAGGATACATTACTTTGTTGATTATGAAATTCTTGGCAGCCATAGACTTTCATTTCTCCATTGAGTTTTTTGATTGAGATTGCTGTAATTGGCTCATTTGCTTTGTATGGGTCAGGAAAGCCATTTTCCGAACCGACTTCGATGTCGATAACTGCAATGTTAATTTTCGACTGATCCCATTCGACCATTCCTTTGAATTCATCAGCAATAAAGGCGTATTCATAACGTGTGTTTCCATAAATTTTAAAATTGTCAACTTCATCATATCGTTTGATAAAATCTCTACATTCTCGAATAGAATCAAATTTGACTTCTTCGAGAGGTTGATCATGAAGAGTTTTCCAAAGATTATTTTTCTTTGTATCTGCAAGCAAAAACATTCTGGGCGTGTAAGCCACTTTAAGTCTTACACGCCGACCGTTGTCAACACCTCGATACAGAATGTGATTGCCTACACAAAGAACATTTGTGTAAAATTTATTCATCAAAACTTGGGAATAGCCGATGCGATTTGAATACCAGAACCGAACATCTTATTATACTCGTTTGTTAGTTCGGTAACGGGCGTATTAATGGTCAAAATATCTTGACTGTAGAATGTGATACCAGTGTCAAACTCTTCACTGTATTCCAAAAATGGAATGAATCCCATTGCAGGACCATCTTTAGTGGGTTGAACAATAACTTGCACTGGTTTCTTAATGATGACATTATCACCTTTAGGTGTTAGGTCACCAATAAGAGTTTGATTGGTTTTGAATGTGATGAGTTTGATAGTCATGCTGGCACCTTTTCACTCTCATCAAAAACTGCTAGTGTGAGCCAGCGTTTAGGAAAAAGAAGCTCCCTAGATTCAAAATCCCTAGGATCAAAATTAGGGTCATTAACTAGACCAATTAGCTCAATCTGATTATCGTATTCCCTACGATAAAAAGCATACCGTTGCGCGGGAATGAGTTTGTATTTCTTAACAAGATACTCAGCAGCTTTAACAATATTATCCAATTTGAATATTACTCCATTGTTTTAGTTTATCAAACTTAGCACTTTTAGCAATCAAGACTTTGTTTTGTGAAACAATTTGTCTATCAATCAACAGTTCAATCATAGCTAGGAGATCACCAACCTCTTCTTCTAAATGCTCACGATTCGTTTTCGGCTTACCTGGTTTGTAATTGTCGATACCGAATCGCTCACATTTACTGACAGCTTGAATCACTTCCGCACACTCTTCTTGAACAATCAAAAGAAGTTCTTTGATATCGCTCATTTTAATTGATTTTAATGAAGTTGTCAAGTTGAGGTGGTTGCCAACCCTCAGGTTTCATAACTTTACCTGCTTCGTTTTTGACAACTTTGCCTGTTTGAACATCGATTTTAGCAAGGTTGCTTCTTGCTACTTCGTTCCATGCACCGTAGACATCAAAACCTTTCATCTTGCAATAACCGAGAATAACCCAAATCATATCCATACATGCATCGAGTTGTTCAACATCATCTTGTTTTTTCAGACCATCTTGAAATTCCCAAAACTCTTCTTTGATGAGATTTCGGTAAAGACTAATATTTTCAGGAGATGTTTTTTGATCACAAGCTTCGATAAACGTATGAACATCCGCATAAAAATCAGTTTCAATTTTTTTCAATATAATTACTCCATCTTTTTCAGAAATATCAAGTTTGGTTCCCTCAAACCATTTCATCTCTTCACAGAGTTCATCTGGCAATTGTAGAATAGCAGAACCATCATCAAGAAGTTCAACGACTTCTCCTGTGTAAGTTTTAGCTTTCAATTGATACTCTCTTCCATTCATCATTCACTTTAACCCAAAGACGATTATCTTTACCAACAGACATCTCAACTTTATTTTCATATTCTACATTAGAAAACACACTGTATGGGCTGCCTTCTAGAGCAGAAGGTTCTTTCTTTTTAGGATTTCCCTGCAACATTAGTGTCGTTGGCGTTTCTGGTGCAAGGTGTGAAATGTCTTGTTTAGGCTGTTCAGGTGCAGGAACATATTTTGTTTCGTGATAGTTTTTTTCAACAACCATCTTGCCTGCTGCTACACCACCAACAATTGTTCCAAAGATTCCAGCCCCTCTCAAAAATCCTCTTCGTGTATTAATACTCATGTTTTTTTCACCTCAATATTACATTTTTTTAAAAATTCAATGCCATCTTCACTCCGATATGTATTGCGATAATAAACAGATTTGATTCCGCTTTGATATATTAGTTTAGCACAATCTAGACATGGAGAGTGGGTAATAAACATAGTAGCACCATCACCCGATTCTGTGGACTTGGCTAACTTAGCAATTGCATTCGTTTCAGCGTGGAGCACCTCTGGTTTGGTTTTCCATTCATGTTTATATTCGTTGTTAAAAACGCCTGGTTCGATTTCTTTTCTATAGACAAGTAAATCCTCACAATCATTGTCCCAACCAGAGGGCATTCCATTATAGCCAATCGAAATGATGCGATCATCTTTTACAACAATCGCACCAACATGAAGACGCCGAGCGGTTGAGAGTTCAGAAAAAGTCTCAGCGACCTTCATGTATGCATTAACAAATTTTTCTTTCACAGGACCTCAAACTCATCTTTACCAACACCACACTCTGGGCAAAGCCAGTCCTCAGGCAGTTGTTCAAAAGGAACATCACTGTGTTCTTCATGAACATAACCACAAACTACACAAACATGATCCGATCTCATAGAGCCTCCAATACTTTTTTGTATGCATTTGCATGGCGTTCTTCAACTTTTTTCAGAGCAGCAAAGCGTTTTTCTGCTTTTTCTAGGATTATTTTGAAGTGTTCAGCATGTTCACGAGATTCGTTCGCTTGTTGTCTTGCTTCAAGCATAGCTTGTTCGTTACCTTCGCGTTCAGCTTCTTCTTCCATTTGAGGATACATCTCTGTATACTCATACGTTTCACCATCGATTGCTTTTTGCAAACACTGTTTGGTGTTAGGTCGACCAATCAAAAGTTCTAGGTGTCCCCATGCATGTTTGATTTCTTGATTGGCTGTTTCTTCGAAGTGTCTTGCGACATCTTCATATCCTTCCTCACGGGCGATCTTAGCAAAATATCGGTACTTGATATGTGCCATAGATTCACCAGCAAGTGCTTTTTCTAGGTTTCTTAGGGTTGACATTATTTTCCTTTAAATATCAGTAAATAGCAATTCGAATTCATCAGCGCGGTCTTCATACAAAATATAGCCACGAGGATTACATAAAATGCGAGTTTCACCAATCATATAATCAAAAACATCATGAGTGTGCCCATGAGTCCACAATTTGATTTGTGGATGGTCAAGAATAAACTCCGACAAGTCTGAAGAATATGCACCGTTGGTAAGAACATCTCTTTCATAACGAGGTTTCACCGACTGCTTTGATGGCGCATGATGACCAACAACTACGAACTTACCTTCAGGTTTAGAATCAATGACACTTTTGATATAGTGCATTGTATTCACGTGCTCATTATACACAAACATTGAAGTAAGTTTTTCTCGATCTTCAATCGCACCACTATTACGAATAATACGAAAATCATTCATTACACGACTAACATGCCACAATGTATTTGGATCGTTTTTGTTCATATCGGTCCAAAGAGTAGCACCAATAAAAGTGTAGCCATTGATCTCAACCGATTGTTTTTCTAGAAGATGAATATTTTTAAATTCTTCTAGCTCATCACGAAGAAGATTTTCGGTCAATGTGTAGTCACCATTGTAATGTTCATGGTTTCCCATGATATAGATTACATTTGGAAACTTTTCTGAGCAAGTACGGAAAAATTCTTTGTCTGTAGGATGGAATCCGTTAGCGACACAAATATCACCAGACAGAATCAGAACTTCCGCGTTCTCAGTATTGTCCAATACAATGGTGCCGAATTCCAGATGTACATCGGATGCGAGTGCGATTTTCATAATATTTTTACTCCTTTCCACACAATATAGCATGGAAAGGAGCCCTTGTCAAGAATTATTCTTGTAGAAGTTTAGATTGTTGTTTTCCTGCAACAATAGGAATACGCTTAGGAAGCTCTTCCTCTGGAATCACGTTCTCCAGTTCAACTGTCAGGATTCCGTCGCTTAGGACCGCTCCATTCACTTGGACAGTCTCAGCAACCTGAAAGCTTTTCTTGAAAGAACGAGTGGCAATTCCTCTGTGCAGAAAGTAACGTTTATCACTTAACTCATCTTTCTTTCCCGTAATAGTCAAAGTACCCTTCACAATGTCAATTTCAATTTCATCCTGTGAAAAACCTGCAACAGCTAATTCAACGAGATACTTATTTTTTTCTTTC